TCGACGACGGCCCCCTGGAGGTTTGGACGCCGGGGAAGCCCGTACCCGATGGCTGGCGCCAGGGCGTCACGGAGGGCTGGGCCTTTTTCGCCCATAACGCGGCTTTCGAGCGCACGGCCTTCCGTCTGCTGATCGGGCCGCGCCACGGCTGGCCCGTGCCCGCCTTGGAGCAGTGGCACTGCACCGCCGCCATGGCCGCCGCGATGTCGCTTCCGCGCGATTTGGCCGGGGCGGCGAAGGCCCTGGGGTTGAGCGTCCAAAAGGACGACGAGGGCAAGCGCCTCATGCTGCGCATGGCGAAACCGCGCAAGGTGGGCGAGGACGGGGCGTTGACGTGGTGGGACGAGCCCGACCGCATCGCCCGACTGATCGACTACTGCAAGACGGACGTCGAGGTCGAGCGGGCCTTGACCAAACGCCTCCGGCCCCTCGACGCGGCCGAGCGCCGCGTCTATCTGCTGGACCAAACCATCAATGATCGCGGTGTCGGCCTCGACCTGCCGTTGATCGCGGCGGCCCAAGCCGTGGTGGACGGGGCCGGGAAGCGGCTGAATAGGGAGCTGCGCGAGGTCACCGCCGGGCATGTGACGGCGGCGACCAAGGCCGCGGACCTGACACGGTGGTTGGTTTCGCGCGGCGTCGAAACCGACAGTGTCGCCAAACCCGCCGTGCGCGAGATCCTGGCCCGCGACGACCTGCCCGCCGACGTGCGCCGCGCCGTCGAAATCCGGGCCGAGGCCGCCAAGTCCTCGACGGCCAAGCTCCGCGCCATGGAGGCCTGCGCCAGCTCCGGCGATCGGGCGCGGGGTCTGCTGCTGTACCACGGCGCGGGCACCGGGCGATGGGCCGGGCGCCTGGCGCAGCCCCAGAACTACCCGCGCGGCACGGTCAAGCGCGTGGACGATGCCATCCCATTGATCATGGGTGGCGCGGTCAAGCTTTTGGACATGCTTTATGGGTCGCCCATGGAGGTGGTTTCCTCGCTGTTGCGAAGCTGTTTCGTTCCGGCCGATGGGTACCGCCTGATCGCGGCGGATTATTCGAACATCGAGGGGCGGGTGACGGCGTGGCTTTCCGGAGAGCGATGGAAAGTCGAGGCCTTCCGGGCGTTCGACGCGGGCACCGGCCCGGACCTCTACAAGCTGGCCTATGGCAAGTCCTTCTCGGTGCCCGTCGAGGAGGTCACCAAGGACCAGCGGCAATTGGGCAAGGTGCAGGAATTGGCCCTGGGCTATCAAGGCGGCAAGGGCGCTTTCAGCGCCATGGCCGCGCTTTACGGAATCGACCTCCCCGAGGCCGAGGTGCAATCCATCGTTCAGGCTTGGCGCGCCGCCCACCCCCACGTCGTGACCCTCTGGCGCGGCCTGGAAGACGCCGCGTTCTCCGCCGTGACCCGCAAGGGCGCCGTGGTCCCCGCGGCCAACGGGCGCGTCCGGTTCGTGGTCAAGGGCGGCTTTCTCTGGATGATCCTGCCCAGCGGGCGGCCCCTGGCCTATCCGAGCCCGTCCATCCGCGCCAAGGTCATGCCCTGGACCGATCGCGACGGCGAGCCCGTCGTGCGCGATGTCGTCTCGTTCTGGGGCGTCGACAGCCGGACACGCCAATGGGCCCGGCAATATGGATATGGGGGCCTCTGGACCGAGAACGCGGTTCAGGCCATCGCCCGCGATGTCCTCGCCCACGCCATGCTCGCCTTGGAAGCCAGGGGATACCCCATCGTCCTGACCGTCCACGACGAAATTATCGCCGAGGTGCCCCGGGGGCGCGGCGATCTGAAGGACTTTGAAACCATCATGTGCGCGCTGCCGACCTGGGCGAACGGGCTTCCCGTGGCCGCCGAGGGGTGGGAAGGCGACCGGTACAGGAAATAGCGCGATGGGATACCAAGCCATGCCCAACGTCCAGACCATCCCCCGTTCCTTCCGTCCGTGGTGGGAGGCCGGTTTCAACGACGTGATTCCGGTGATCCCGCCGGGCGCGCCGCTGTCGCCCTCGACGCGAATCAAGCCCGAAGCGCGGGGCAAGGCGCCCGGGTTCAAGGGCCGGTTCGGTTGGCGCTCCTTCGATTGGTTGAGCCACCAGACCAGCGCGGACGATATCGCCGATTGGTCGCGGGACGGCGCCAATGTGGGCCTGCGCGCCACGCGCTTCCCGGGCCTGGATATCGACGTGACCGACCCGGATATCGCCGACATGCTCGCCGATCTGGCCGATCGGTCGCTGGGGCACGCCCCGGCGCGGACGGGCCGGGCGCCCAAGCGGTTGATGCTCTACCGGCTCGCCGACGGCCAAGCGCCGATGACCCGCCGTCGGCTGTGGTTCAAGGGGCCGGACGACACCAAGCACCTAGTTGAGTTCCTGGGGCACGGACAACAAGTCGTCGTTGATGGGCGCCACCCGGCGACGGGGCGGCCCTACACCTGGGATCGGCACCCAACCGACACCGGGCCCGACGCCCTGCCCCCGGTCACCGCCGAGCAAGTCGACACCTTCTTTTACGAGGCGGCCGAGTTATTGGCCATGCTGTACGGCTGCGAGGAGATCGCCCCGGAGGGCACGGGCGCCGAGGCGCGCGACCGCGCCAGTATCGACCAGGACGGCCTGCGCGCCCCGGACGCCGAGCGGGTGCGGCTCGCCCTCGACCTCGCCCCCAATCCGGCGGAGACCACCAGGACCGACTATATCCGCATGGGCTACGCCGTGCGCGCGGCCCTGCCCGACGACCCCGAGGGCGCCTATGCCCTGTTCGAGGATTGGGCGTTGAGATGGCCCGGCGACGATACCCCCGAGACGATCCGGGCCGACTGGGAGCGGATGAAACCGCCCTATGAGGTGGGGTGGACCTATCTCCGGGACACCGCCCTGCCCCACGGCTACCCGGCGGCCGAGGAGGATTTCGAGGACGAGGGCCTGGAAGGAGACGCGGAACTCGCCGCCCTGGAAGAGGCGCGCGCGCGTCGGGCCGAGGAGCGGCGGGGGGCGGAAAACGCCAAACGCGACAGGATCGTGATCCAGGACTTCGCGGGCATCGTCGCCGCCACCGACCAACAGACCTTTGTCGAGGACCTGTTCGTGCACGGCTCCATGGCCGTGATCTACGGCGAGAGCAATGTCGGCAAGACCTTCCTCGCGACGGACATCGGCCTGCATGTGGCCTGGGGCCGCGACTGGATGGGCCGCGAGGTCGAACGAGGCGCCGTCGTCTACTGCGCCCTCGAAGGCGCCCATGGCATCCGCAACCGCGTCGCGGCCTTCAAGCGCAAGCACGGCGTGGAGGGCGCGGATATCCCCTTCGGTGTCATCACCGTGCCCCTGAACATCCTAGACCCCACCGCCGACACCGCGCCCCTGATCGAGCAGGCGCGGGCCTGGGCGGCCAGGAAGGGAGTGCCCTTGCGCCTGGTGGTCCTCGACACCCTGGCCCGCGCCATGGCCGGGGGCAACGAGAATGCGTCCGAGGACATGGGCGCCTTGGTGGGCAACGTGGATACGATCCGAAGCGCCCTCGACGCGGCGGTTCTGATCGTCCACCACTCGGGCAAGGATCGGGCCCAGGGCGCGCGCGGGCATAGCTCCCTGCGGGCCGCCACCGACACCGAGATCGAGGTGTTCCGGGAGGAAGGGGCCGCGGCCTCCGTGGCCGTGGTGAAGAAACAGCGCGACCTGGAAAGCGGCCAGACGATCCCCTTCACGCTGGAAATCGTCGAGATCGGGGAGACCCCGAAAGGCAAGGTCGTCACGTCCTGCGTGGTGGTCGAGGCCAGCGAGGCGGAGGCCGGACCCGAGAAAACGTCGGGGCAACGATTTACGGGGGCCCAGCGCATCGCCCTCCAGGCCCTCGACGACCTCATGGAGACCGAAGGCACCCCCGCGCCCCAGGGGAGCCACGTGCCCGAGGGGGCCTTGTGCGTCCCCGTTCAACAATGGAAGAGCGCGGTCCTCGACGCGGGCGTGACCACGTCCGAGGACGCCGCCACCAAGCGCCGCGTGTTCAACCGGATCAAGGCCGACCTGATCGACGTCGGGGTCCTCGGGGCGTGCCCCAACAGTCTGACGGTATGGCGTCAGGGGGCGGGACAAAGCGGGACAAAGCGGGACAAAGCGGGACATGTCCCAAAATGTCCCGCCCCCGTCGAGGACGATTTCGGGTGTCTGGACACCCCCGAAAAGCGGGACAAAATGGCTGTGTCCCGCCGTGTCCCGCCGTGTCCCACCCCTCCCCAGGCACTGCCGGAGCGGGTGGGACAAAACGGGGTAGGGGGGGTGGAACCCCCCACCCCTATGTCCCCCCTCGCAGCCTCGAAAAAATCCGGTTTGTCCGACCGAGCCGAAAGGCCGACCGCGGTCTTGTCCCGCTTTGTCCCACCCCCTGCGGGAGACCTGTCCGAGGACCGCGACCGATGAAAGCGAAAAGCGCCGAAACAAATTACCAGCCGCCTAATCACACCGGAGCCGCCAGGGCTATACGTCGAGGTCTGGATACCGGACTGGCGGTGGTGACCTTGGGGCGGGTTACAGACCCAGACCTGCGGGCTCGGATCAAGGCCGAGGCAAAACGCCAAGCCGACGAACTGACAATCAACGCCACGATGGAGGACTTGGGATGAGTGCGATAGTGGATCACGGCGCCGCGCTGGCCCGCTTCAACGGCGTGACCAACCCCACGCCGGAGGATGGGGCCTGGGAACTGCTGATCGAGGCGGCGGATACCCTGCGCCGTCTTCCCGACCGGGAGCGCGCTTGGCTGGTGTCGGCGGAGCGGTGCGCCTGGCCGCCGATGCTCAAGGAGCAGGCCGAGCGATGGGCGGAAGCGGTGAACGCGGGGGGCTGGCGGGATTTCCAGGACCCGCGGCCCGGCCCCCCGGAGAAAGCGGCCATCGACCGGATGGACGTGGTCCTGGCCGCGTTGACGGGCCTGGACCGTCCTTTGGACGGACGCCGGGCCTTCCTGCTGGCCGCGCGCGTCCCCGCTCGGGTGATCGCGGTGAAGACCGCGTGTTCCCGGCTGACGGTCTACCGCGCCCGAGATCGGGCCACGGCCCTTCTGGCGCGGGGTTTGGTGACGCCCAAAAATCGGGGTTTACACCTGAAACAAAAAACGGCATCATTTCCCCCATGATGGCCGCAACCCGTCCGGAGCAATCCGAGGCGGGTTTTTTCGTGAAAAATCAACGCACCTGAAGTAGTCGGAGAGTAGGGGAATGGCCAATATCCGAGCATCCCAGCCCGGGGAGCGCCGTGGCGGCCGAGCGAAGGGAACGCCCAACAAGACGACCAAGGCCCTGAAGGACGCCATCCTCTTGGCAGCTGAAGCCGCTGGGTTCGACGGCCAGGGCCAGGACGGCCTGACGGGCTACTGCAAGGCCCTGGCGATTAACGAGCCCAAGGCGTTCTGCGCCCTGCTGGGCCGCGTCCTGCCTCTCCAGGTGACCGGAGAGGACGGCGGCGCGTTGCGCATCGAGACCATCATCATCGACAGCGCCGAGCAGATGGGCGATGGCGCGTGATGTCGCCCGCTTCCATGTCCCGCGGGTCTTCCAGCCCCTGGAGGCGCCATCCCGCTACAAAGGCGCCCGGGGCGGGCGTGGGTCGGGGAAGTCGCAAGACGCGGCGGGGCGCATCGTCCGGCGGTGCCTGGAGCGCCCTGGGCTTCGCTCGGTCTGCATCCGAGAAGTTCAAAAGAGCCTCAAGGAATCCGCCAAAAAGCTGATCGAGGATAAAATCCAAGCCAGCGGCCAAGGGTCCCGGTTCCAGGTCCGGGCCGCGGAGATCGTCACCCCAGGCGGCGGGCTGATCATTTTCCAGGGTATGCAGGACCACACCGCCGAGAGCATCAAAAGCCTGGAAGGATTCGATATCGCCTGGGTCGAGGAGGCCCAGACGCTCAGCGAGAAATCTCTGGAGCTACTGCGTCCAACGATCCGCAAGCCTGGATCTGAGATCTGGTTTACCTGGAACCCACGTGACGCCAGCGACGCGGTCGACAAGTTCCTGTGCGGCGACAAACCGCCAGATGGTGCGATCATCGTCACCGCCAACTGGTCGGACAACCCGCTGTTCCCGGCGGAATTGGAAGCGGAGCGCCAGCACGACTTACGGGCCAAGCCCGACCGCTACGGCCACATCTGGGAGGGCGACTATGAGCCGGTCGCCGTGGGCGCCATTTGGACGCGGCAAATGCTCAACGCATCTCGCCGGGCCGAAGCGCCGACGTTGAACCGGATCGTCGTGGCCGTCGACCCGGCGACGTCGGACGAACCGGGCAGCGACGAACACGGCATCGTGGTCTGCGCCGTGGGCGAGGACGGGCGCGGTTACCTGATCGATGACGTATCGCTCAAGGGGGCGCCGCGCCAATGGGCGAACCGGGCGATCGCGGCCTATGACCGCTACGCGGCGGACGCCATCATCGTGGAGCGAAATCAGGGCGGCGACATGGTACGCCACACCCTGGAGGCGGCGCGGCCCTCGGGGCTGCGCATCATCGAAGTCGTGGCGACGCGCGGCAAGCATGTCCGCGCCGAGCCGATCAGTGCCCTGTACGACCTGGGGCGCATATCGCATGTGGGATCGTTCCCGGACCTGGAGGCGCAGATGTGCAAGATGACCGCCGCCGGGTACGTCGGAACCGGGAGCCCGGATCGATGCGACGCCATGGTCTGGGGCTTCACCGACCTGTTCCCGACGGTGAAACGTGGGGAGCCCGTGGGGCACTCGGCTCCCGCTCCGATGATCGAAGGTGGGTGGATGGGATGAGCGAAGACGAAAGCGTGCTTCATGAGGCTAAGGAGCGGTTCGAGCAGAGCCGCGAGGCCGCGGACTTCAACCACACCGCCGCCGAAGAGTGCATCCGGTTCGCGCGCCTGGCGGATCAATGGCCGGACCACATCCGTCGCCAGCGCGAGGCGGAGGGGCGGCCCTGCCTGACCATCAACCGACTGCCCGCGTTCATCCGCCAGGTCGTCAATGACGCCCGCCAGAACAAGCCGGGGGTCCGGGTCACGGCGGCGGAAAGCGGCGACCGGGCCACGGCGGACGTGATCCAGGGGATAGTCAGGCACATCGAGCGAGCGTCCGGCGCCGACGTGGCCTATGACACCGCCATCGACCACGCCGTCACCGGGGGGTTTGGGTTTTTCCGCGTGTCCATCGATTATGCGCATGTCGACTCGTTCGACATGGAGGCGCGCATCGAACGCGTTCCCAACCCACTCATGGTCCACTGGGACACGACCAGTACGCGATTCGACGCCAGCGATTGGGATTTCGCGTTCATCTCGGAGTACCTGACCGAGGACCAGTTCGAGGCACGCTATCCCGACGCGGAGCCAGTGTCTTTCGAGGGGGCCGATACTGACCGCATCGACACCCGGACAGATGGCGATGACGTCCGTGTCGTGGAGTACTGGAGCCGGGAGCGCAAGACCCGTCGGTTGCTCCAGATCCGCCTGTTCGATGGGTCGGTGATGACCATCCGCCAGGAGGACCTGGAGCGCGCTATCCAGGATGGGGCCGTCCTCCCGGGCGCGTTCGAGGTGCTGAAAGCCCGGGAGGCTGAATACTACGTGGTAACGCGACGGGTTCTCTCCGGCGCCGCCGTGCTCGAAGAGGACGAGTGGCCCGGGTCGATGATTCCGATATGCCCGGTGTGGGGAGACGAGGTGATCCTCGACGGGCGGCGTCATTTCCGGTCGATGGTGTCGGATGCCATGGACCCGCAAAGGATGTTCAATTTCTGGCGGACGTCGACCACCGAGCTGGTCGCCCTCGCTCCGAAGGCCCCGTGGGTCGGGCCGAAAGGCTTTGTCCCCCGGGGGCATGAGGAGAAATGGGCTTCCGCCAACGCGCGGTCTTACGCCTACCTGGAATATGAGCCGGTTCCCGGCGTCCCGGCGCCCCAGCGCCAGACGTTCGCGGGGGTACCGGCGGGCGCGATGCAGGAGGCCCTGAGCGCCGCCGATGACATGAAGGCGATCACCGGCATTTACGACGCCGCCCTGGGCGCTCGGTCAAACGAGACGTCCGGGCGGGCTATCCTGGCTCGTCAGCGGGAGGCCGACATCGCCAACTTCCACTTCGTCGACAACTTGTCCCGGGCCATCCGCTACTGCGGTCGGGTGCTCGTGGAGATCATCCCCCACCTGTACTCGGGGCGCGAGGCGGCCCGCATCCTGGGGGACGACGGCAAGGAGGCCGTCGTGCGCCTGGCCCAATCCGGCCAGGGGACGACGCTCAACGACGACGGGGAGCCGGTGATCTACGACTTGTCCGTGGGCCACTATGATGTGGATATCGACAGCGGGCCGTCCTACGCCACCCAGCGGGAAGAGGCCCGCGAGGTGATCGTGGAGCTGATCCGATCGCTCCCCGGCGCCGCGCCCTACATGGCCGATATCCTGTTCCGCAACATGGATTTCCAGGGCGCGGACGAACTGGCCGAGCGCGCCAAGCTTTTGATGCAAATGCAAATGACGCCCCCCGGGCAGGCTCCACAGGGCCAGCCGCCCCAGGGCCAACCCATGCCGCCTGGCGCGATGCCGCCGGGGGCTTGAGAGCGCGCGAGCGCACCGCGCCGTGAGGCGCCGTTTTCCCTTGATGGAGACCCCCCATGACCGAAGAGACCGTAGGCGTCGACGAGATCGACGCAGCGGCTCCCGCCGCCATGCCCGACGCCAATCCGGAGCCCGAATGGGAGACCGACGAAGCCGAGGACACCGCGGGAGACGATGCCCCCGGAGACGGTGGCGAAGACGACGCGGAGCCCGAGGACATCGAGATCGACCTCGGAGGCACCAAGTACCGTTTCGCCAAGGCGGGTCTGCCCGACGATCTGGCCGCCAAGGTCCAGGATTTCGGGAAGAGCCTGTACAGCGACTATATCGCCAAGACTCAGGGCATCGCCGAGCAACGCCAAGCCATCCAGGCTCAAAAGGAAGACCTGGACAAGCTGAGCTTGCTCAATGGCGAGGTCATGGGGAAATACGCGCACGGTCAGGCCATGGCCGCGCGTCTCCAGCAGCTGCGCGGGCAGTACTCCGACGACATGTGGCGCTCCAATCCGGACAACGCCCGCCGCCTGAGCGATGCCATCGCCGCCGCCGAGCGCGATTTCCAGGCCGCAGTCCAGGACGTGGGCCAGGCCGAGCGCGCCCTTATCGATCAGCGGGAACAGTCCAGGACCGCCGCCGCCGAACGGGGCCGGGCCTATGTGGAGCGGAAGATCCAGGACTTCGCCAAGATCGAAAATGACTTGGTCGACTATGTGCGGCGCGAATACGGCATCTCGGAGCGGGACGCCAAGAACTGGGCGCTCTCCCCCGAGGTCACGACCATGGCCGTGAAGGCCATGCGCTACGACCAGCTACAGGCCAAGGCCAAGGCCGCGGGCAAACCGGCGGCCAAGGCGGCCACGCCGGTGACGCCCGTGAAGGGCACCGGCGGCGGATCGGCGCCCAAGCCAGGGACCCCGGCGGCGGACGCCATGTCGATCGATGCCTGGATGCGGCTGCGCAACGCCGCGTCCCGATAACCCCCTAGCAGCGCCGTGAGGCGCCGCCCCTCCCGGAGATGGACCCCATGCCGAATACCCTCCTGACGCCCACGCAGGTGACCCGAGAGGCCCTGCGCATCCTCCACCAGAAGCTCGTCTTCGTCGGCAACGTGAACCGGCAGTATGACAAATCGTTCGCCAAGTCCGGCGCCAAGATCGGGGACACCCTGACCATCCGCCTGCCGAATCAGTACGAGGTGCGGTCCGGGGCGACGCTGTCGACCCAGGACACCGCCGAGCAGAGCACGACTCTCCAGGTCGCGACGCAGAAGGGCGTCGACCTGAATTTCACCAGCGTCGATCTGACGCTGTCCCTGGACGATTTCTCCAAGCGCATCCTGAAGCCCGCCATGTCCGCGCTGGCCGCGACCATCGAGGCCGACGCCCTGAGCATGTACAAGGACGTGCCGAATGAAGTCAGCGACGTGGGCGCGGCCATCACCCTATCCGACGTCATGGAAAGCCAGGTCAAGCTGACCGACAACCTGGCCCCCATGGACGACCGGACCCTGCTGTTGACCACGCGGAACAACGCCGACCTGGTCACCGCGAACGTGAGCCTCTACAACGACCGGTCCAAGATCTCCGAGCAGTACCGCAAGGGCCTGATCGGGAACCAGTTCTTTGGGTACGACAGCGTCTACCAGTCCACGCTGCTGCCCACGCACACCACGGGCACGGACGATGGCACCGGGGATTACCTGATCGACGGCGCGGCTCAGTCCGGCGCGACCCTGACCGTGGATACGGGCGCGGGAACCTTCAAGCGCGGCGACATCATCGAAATCGACGGCGTCCACGCCGTGCACCACGAAACGAAAGCCGTGACGGGTGTGCTGAAGCAGTTCGTGGTCACCGCCGACGTGGCCGGGTCGGCCACGTCCATCCCGATCTCCCCGGCCATCGTCACCGGCGGCGCCCGCCAGAACGTCAGCGGGGCCCCCGCCGACAATGCCCAAATCTTCAAGCGCGAGAGCGACAGCGCCACGGCCATCGGGGCCGGGGCCGATTACGCCATCGGCCTGGGGTTCCACAAGGACGCGTTCGCGTTCGCCACGGCGGATCTGGTCATGCCCCAGGGCGTGGATTTCGCCAGTCGCCAGGTGTTCGACGGCGTCTCCATGCGCATCGTGCGCCAATACGACATCAACAACGACAAGTTCCCGTGCCGTATCGATGTCCTCTACGGCTACAAGACGATCCGGCCCGAGCTGGCCTGCCGCATCGGCATGAACTGACCAGGAAGGGCGCCCGCGTTGGGCGCCCTTCCCCTTTTCGGAGACCGGCCATGATGTACCTGTGGAATGCCAAGACCAGGGAAAAGCGGTTGTTCGCGACCGCTCCCGATGTGGGCGGCTGGGTTGATTACCCGCCGGACAAGGCGGAGAAGCTGGGCAAGGCTCGACCGGCGGCGACTGGGCGTGATCGAAACGCCGTGATCGCCGACATCGAGGCCCTGGGGGGCGAGGTGGACCGGCGCAAGTCGACCGAGCGTCTGGAAGCCGAACTGGCGGCCCTGCTGGGGGGTTAATCAATGGATTTCGGGGTACTCTCGGAGCCAGCGGCGGGGCGCACGGTGCAAAGCCGAACAGCCCAATTGCTGGGCCTGGACCCGACCCTGCGACGTCGCGGATCGCTGCTCCCGGTCGGTGTCGACGCCAACGGCGAGGCCGTGGCGGCTTGGCCCGAATGGTCCGTCGGCCTGGCGCAGGCGCTCGTGACGCCGGGTCATGTGGCCGGGGGCGGGGACTGGTCGCCAAAGGACGCGACGGACATGGCGCTAGCCATCTCCGGGGGTGGAGGGGTTAGCGGAATCCTCGGGGCCGCGCCAAAGGGCGCCCTCGCCATGGGGGCGGCCCTTCCAGGAAAGGCGCCCAGATCGTTCTTCGATCTGGACTACTTTGGGGCCCCGGTAAAAATACTGAGAAATGGGTCTCGGCGAGAAGTCGACGCATTTATTGGGAAAACAAAGTACAAGGCCGCGAGAAGGGTCGTAGATCCAGACACTGGAGATGAATACATCTGGGACGCAGGAGACCCGGCCTTGCACAAGATGGTGGCTGAAGCCCTTGGAATCCGGTTCGATCCGGATAAATCAGACACTCTTTTCAAGGATTAATGGTATAATTCTCCCTCAATGAAAAGGGGGAAAAACATGGCTATTAACGCCCTGAAGAACCCGACGGAAGCGCAGGTCCGTGCTCTTGTCGATGGGTCCAAACACAAGGCGGCCCGCCGCATCCAAGATCCACGGAGCGGAGATTTCTACTACTGGCCCGCGGAGCAGGGGACGCATCGGGAAGGCGCCGACGCCCTTAGGGTTCCGTATGACCGCCCCCCTGGCGCGGGCGACATCATCACCTTCGACGACTAGCGGGGCTCCCCCGCTGAAAGGCGGGGAATGACCACACTCCTTTCCATCTGCAACGCGGTCTGCGACGAGATCCAGGAAACGCGCCCTGGCGCCATCGTCGGCAACCCGGCGCCCACCGCGCGCCGCCTGCTGCGCTACGCCAACAAGACCGGCGACCGCGTCATGCGGGAATACGCGTGGCAGGCGCTCCGACGGACGGCGGTGTTTACGGCGCTCTCCCAGGTCGAGCAGACTGGGGCCCTTCCCGCCGATTTCGACCGCTTCATCGCCGAGACCTTTTGGGACAGGACGAACAAAGTCCTCGTCCCGGGCCCGGTTGGCGCGGTGGAGTTCCAATCCCTATCGAGCCTGACCGTGACCGGGGCGAGCCGGAAATTCGCCTATCGGGGCAATGCCGTGCACGTGCTCCCCGCGCCAGACGGTGGCGAGTCCTACGCCTTCGACTATGTGAGCAACTTGTGGTGCTCGAACGGAGCGGGGGCGGGGCAAACCGCTTTCCTGGCGGACACCGATGTCCCCCACCTCGACGCTGAACTCATGGTGTGCGGCATCATGGCCGAGTGGCTGTCTTCCGAGGGGATGCCCGTCGCGGCGGCGGCTGGTCAATACGACAGCCGGTATCGGACCCTGATCGCCAATGACGCCCCCGGGGGCGATGTCATGACCGTCGCCGACATTTTCGGGGGCGAGCGACGGTCCGGCGCGGCTCCCCTGGTCTCTGGGAATATCTACCATGGCTAGCTCCCCGGCGCGGTCGGCCAGCCGGCCACCGCCTATCGGTGGGCTCAACGCGCGCGATGCCTACAGCGACATGCCCGCGACCGACGCCATCGTCTTGGACAACTGGTACCCAGAGACGGACGGCGTGCGCGTGCGCCCCGGCTTCACGGAGCACGCCACCGGCCTTGGGGCATCGGTGGAAAGCCTCTTTGAGTATGTCGCCCCAGATGGGTCGAGCACCCTCTTCGCGGCGGCGGACGGCAAGATTTTCGACGTCACGTCGGCGGGGGCCGTCGGTGCCCCGGTCGTCACCGGCATGACCAATGACCGCTGGCAGACGGTCCAGATTTCGAACGCCGCGTCCGACAGCTATCTCCTGGCATTCAACGGCCAGGACATCCCCCGGGAGTACGATGGATCGGCGTGGTCGGCGGCCAGCATCACCGGGCCGACGGTCGAGGCCCTGGTGTGGTGCAACGTCCACCAGCGACGCCTGTGGGTCGGCGAGGTGGACAGTCTCGACGCCTACTATCTGGGCATCAATGCCAAGGGTGGCGCGGCCACGGCGTTCTACCTCGGCGGGCTCGTCAAGCTCGGCGGCTACATCATGGCAATGGGCACCTGGACCTCGGACGGTGGCGCGGGACCAGATGACAACGCGGTGTTTATCACCAGCGAAGGGGAAGCGGTCGTCTACGCGGGCACGGACCCGAGCAGCGCCAGCACATGGGGGTTGGTCGGTGTCTACCGGGTCGGGAAACCCATCGGGCGGCGGTGCCTGGTGAAGTACGGCGCGGATTTGATGATGATCACGGAAACGGGGCTGGTCGCCGCGTCCAGCTTGTTGTCGGCGGATCAGAGTCAATTTTCCGAACTTGCCCTGTCGGCCAAGATCAACGGGCTCGTCAACGCCGACGTGCGCGCCTATGGCAACATCACGGGGTGGGAACCCTTCATCTACCCGAAGGGCGCCATGCTGCTGTTCAACGTGCCCACGGGCGGCACGTCGGCGGTTCAATACGCGTTCAATATCCTCACCAAGGCGGCGTGTCGGTTCACGGGCATGGACGCGCGGTGTTGGTCCCTGCGGGACGGTACACCATTTTTCGCGACCGCGTCGGGGTCCGTTTACCAGTTCGACACGGGGGACACCGACGACGGAAAGGCCATCGAGGCCGACGCCGTCCAGGCCTTCGACGCCTTCAAGACCCCAGGCCAGAAGAAGGCGTTTAAGCGCGTCGAGGTCGTCGCCAGGGCTTCGAGCGATCCAACCTTCGCCGTCGAACTGAACACGGACTACGTGGTCACGGTGTTCTCCGCGGTAACGGCCCAACAGGAAACGAACACGGCCCTCTGGGACGTCGCCCTCTGGGACGCCGCCCTTTGGGGGGACGACAACCAGATCTGGAGCGGCTGGCGCGCCGTGTCCGGGCAGGGGCGCGTCGCGTCCATCCGCGTGCGGTCGGCCACGACGGTCGGACGCGCGATGTGGCTGTCAACGAATTGGCTCTATGTGCCGGGAGGACTGCTGTGATCATCGAAGCGACGACGCCAGAGGAACGGACTCTCGCCGATCGGTGGCTCTCCGCCCGCATCCCTGACTTGGACGGCGTGTCCGGTCCTTTCGCCTTTCTCGTGGTCATGGGAGGCGATGGCGTCCAGGCCATCGTCGCCTATCACGACTACCAGGAGAAGTGCGGCACGGTCCAGATCACCATGGCGGCTGACACGCCAAGGTGGGCCGCCCGGGCCCATCTGAAAGACCTGCTGGCCTATCCGTTCAAACGCCTAGAGGTGAACAAGATCTGGACGGCGACGCCGTTAGGCAACGCCTCGGCGATCACGTTCAACGAACGCCTCGGGATGAAGCGCGAGGCCGTGCTGCGACACCAATTCGGCCCGAAATCGCACGCAGTCATCATGTCCATGATGAAGGCTGAATATCTCAAATCCAGGTGGGTGTGATGGGAAAAAGCCAACCGAAATCACCCGATCCCGTGGCGACGTCGAACGCCCAGGGCGCGCAAGACCGCAAAACCGCCCTGACCAACATGGAAACATCCATGGTCAACCAGGTCACACCTTGGGGCGGCCTGAACTATGCCCAGACCGGGACCTCGGCGAACGGGAACCCCCAGTACACCGCCACGCAGACGCTGTCTCCGTCCGGCGAAACGCTCATGGGGTATGCCAATGACCTGATCGACAACGTCGGCAACAGCCTGAGCGCGCCGTTAAATTTGGGGTCGGCGGGGAAGTACGCCGGGACGGCGTACGTCAATGATCTGATGAAGAAAGCTCCGCGGTACCAAGGAGGCAATTCGTCATATCTGAAAGGCGCCCTTCAATCGGAGCTCTCCAAATCGGTGCCGATTGACACGTACCAGCGTGACCGCGTCGAGCGCGCCTTGATGGACAGGCTGCGGCCCCAACTGGACACCGCGCGCGGCGGCATGGAGTCCAGCTTGGCCGCGCAGGGGCTCCAGCCAGGAACGGAGGCCTACGACAGGGCCTACGGCAATTATGCGCGCCAGGAAAATGACGCGCTTTTGGGCGTCATCGCCCAGGGCGGGGAGGAACAGACGCGCCAGTTCAACATGGGCCTGGCGAACGCACAGCTTGGCAACAGTGCCCGGAACCAGCTCTTCCAGGAGGGCCTGGCGCGCGCGAGCATGGACAACACCGCACGAAGCGCCAGGTACGGAGAGGCGACATCCCAGGCGTCTATCGCCAATGCGCAACGGGCCGACGCGATCAACCAGATGCTGATCACCAGGAACCAACCTCTCCAGGACTACGCGGCGCTCACGGGGCAAGGGGCGGCGGGGTATGGGAGCTACGTCGACGCGCCGACATACAACCAGCCGAGCACGGACATCTCCGGGATGATCTACGGGAACTATGCCAACCAAATGAACGCGTACAACAGCCAGGTGAGTGGCTTGTACGGCCTCTTGGGTACCGGTCTACAGGCCGGGTTGATGTTCGGCCTCGGAAAGCCCTGATGGAGAAATGGACATGGCGCGGATGACGGGCCCCTATGGGCGCTACGCCCAGATGCTCATGGCGACGGCTGGGCAGAATCAGAAGTACAACAATGGGTCCCACCTGGGCGGCCTCGCGGCGGCCCTGAGCCAGGGCCTGGCCGGGTACGCGACCGGCAGGGAAATGGCATGGCAGCGTGACGAAAAGGCGAAAGGCGAAGAAGCCCAAGGGAAGCTCACGAAGATGCTTCTAGACGCGGCGGCTCCTCAGCCGCGCCAGGGCGGGAGTGCCTTGCCGGGGTCGGACCTGTTCGCGTCGCCCGGGTCCATGCCCACGCCCACGATCACGGAAGAGCGGGCGCCGCCCCCCATCGCGCCCAACGAATACGCTGGGTATATCAGCGATGCCAGCGCCGCCCACGGCGTGGACGCGGATCTTCTGACGCGCCAGATCGGCGCCGAGAGCGGGTTCAACCGGTGGGCCAAGAGCCCGGCGGGGGCCCTGGGCCTTTCTCAGTTCATGCCCGCGACGGCGAAGGAGTACAACATCGACCCCTGGGAGCCGGAGCAGGCCATCGACGGGCAGGCGCGCATGATGCGCGACCTGATGGGGAAGTACGGAGGAGACCTCCGCCTCGCCCTGGCGGGCTACAACTGGGGCCAGGGGAACGTGGACAAGTGGCTCGCGGCGGGGGCCGACCCGGCGGCCATGCCCCAGGAGACGCGGAGCTATATCGATCAGATCATGGGGCCCCAGGGTCAAGGTGGGGCGCCCCAGGCCGCTCCCCAGCCCCAGGCCGCTCCCCAGCCTCAGACCGCTCCCCAGCCTCAGATCGCCACCCAACCCCAGCAGGCCATGCCCGACCGGATGATGGCCGTCGCCCTGGAGGTGCTGGGCAGCCCCTATGCGACCCAGGGCCAGCAGGCCCTTGCCTTGCAGCTGGTCCAGCAGTCCATGCGTCAGGCGGGCCCGACCATGCGGACCCTGTCCCCCCAGGAGGCGGGCGCCGCGGGGTTCGCCCCGGGCACCGTGGTCCAGCAAGGGGCGGACGGCGGCTTTCAGGTGGTCCAGGCGCCCCAGAGGGCTCCTGATCGGGCGCCCCCGGCGATCATTCAGGAGTACGAGTACGCCAAGTCTCAGGGGTACCCGGCGACGCTGGAGGCCTATGTTCGCGACAAAGCGGCGGCCGGCGCGGGGATGGAGCCGCCACCGGCTGCCTACCTGAAGAGCTACCGAGAAAGCGCCGACGCCTTGGATGCGTCGCGGAACCTCGCGTCGATGGTGGACTCCTATATTTCCCTCATCGACCAAGGCGGGCTGTCCCTGGGGCCGGTCAGCGGGCCCCTTCAAGACCTCCAGAACTGGTCCGGCATGTCGTCGGAGGGGAGTCAGAACTACGCCCGGTTCCAGGCGGATATCCAACGGATGGTCAACGAAAGCCTGCGCTTGAACAAGGGCGTGCAGACCGAGGGCGACGCCCAGCGCGCCGCCGACGAGATCCTGCGGAACCTGAACGACCCGGGTGTGGTCCGCGCGCAGCTGATCCGCTTGCGGGACCTGAACCAGCGCGCGGCCCAGTTCCACCAGCGGCAGATCTCCGACATCCAGCGGTACTATCCCGAGCTCGGGGCCGCTCCTCCGTCATCCCCGCCGACACGGCGCCTGCGGTACGACCCAAGCACCGGGCAGTTCGCCCCGGTCACGGAAGGCGGGCCTGGGATCACCCCAGGCGAAGTCGCACAGGATAATCGTGGGCGGCTGTCGTACTAGATGGGGTGCTCGTCGCAGATCTCGTAGACACCCCACCCGCGCTGTAGGCCGTACTCGATGACGGCGATGTCGCGGGGTGTGAGGGGTGGGTCCCATTGGCTGACTCGCCCCCCATATTCCGCCCGCTTCTCCGCGTTCCAGATCGCCCGCACACATTCATTGAACCCAGCCGGGAGCGGATAGGTTAGCTCCCGGTTGTCCTTGTGCACGGTCTGGGCCGACACGAGAACCGGGGCAACGACGGCGAAGGCGATGAGGACGAGGAAGCGCATGATCAGCCCTTCTTGGTCTCGCGGATAGCCTCGAGGATTTCGTCCTTGAACGCGTCGAAATAATCGACCCCGTACTCCCGGTCGTATTTTTCCTGGAGGGCTTGGTGCTTTTCTATCTCGTCCTCAAGCTCATGGATCATGTCCGAGTAGTCGAGGCCCTCCGGCAGAAACGAGTCCTGGAGGAAAGTCTCCTGTA